GTTTGTTGTGCATCTCTTGTATTGCAGTTTCCACTTTACCTATTCTACTTTCTACGGCAGCATCTCGTTCTCGTTGAGTGGCAAGTTCTACCTCTATCTTTGTAAGTCGTTTATCACCAATGTCTAAGCGTTCAATAACACGTTTAATAATCCACCCCACTACACTTATAGCAATGACAAGAGCGGTGTTAAGCAGGTCTGAGATAGAGTCGATCATCCGATTGTTACTACTTTAATGAATAGACCCGTATAGTTAGTAGTGCTACAAAGTCCGGTGGTTGCTAGGTCCGGATAACCATTTGCTAACTGTAAAGTAAAGGAGTTAGAACTTAAACTAGTAATACTGTAACCTGTATGTCCGGCTGAAGATGCACTAGCTATAGGCACTAATTGTGCGTTACTATCACTCGCTGATGAGTTAACATAAACAGCTACTGTTACATCTGTTGTTCCTAAATTATGCGTTACAGTTATGGAAGCGGCATTAGCTACTGTAGTACCTCCGAAGCTAGTTTGCCATCCACTATTGTATTTAGAAACCCCACTACCACTAGCAGCCGCCGTAATCAATCCTTTAGCATTAACTGTAATATCAGCGTTAGTAAACGATCCCACATTACTATTAACAGTAGCAAGAGTAAGAGCAGTCGCCCCTGTAGCGTCCCCAGTGTGGGTGGCATTAGTGACCTTTGCAGTGTTCAGGGCTACAGCCGCAGCGTCCGTATAACTTATCTTGGCAGTGTTAGCAGCTACGGCTGAGTTAGACGCTACATCCGCATCTGTAATATAATTAGCACCATTAGTGAGCTGATTATTATTAGTTGGTATAGTAGGCTTGTTCTGAATAAATGCATCGCTATTAGTATCTGCTTCGTTCCAATCTGATTGTACGTTTTCTTCTGCTCCGTCCTCTACATTTAACAAGGTACGAGCTTCAGTTGCTGTAAGTTCTTGAGCATCAACACCCGCACCGTTATCGTTACCAAGCAATACATTGTTAGCTGCTACATTCTGTAACTTTGCGTAGGTAACAGCGTCGTCTTCTATAGCATCCGTACCGATTTCATTACCGGGGGGCGGGGAACCAGTAGCAAAAGAAGTGGTAATTGTATCGTCTACATACTTTTTAGTAGCAGCTTCTTGATTAGCCGAGGGGTCGGTAACATTAGTAATCTTGTTAGAACCCATGTTCAGCTCACCACTCATCGAGTCACCACTCTTAGTAACTTGTAGAGCATCGTTATCATCTACATACTTCTTATTGGCAGCGTGTGTATCAGCAGCGGGAGTAGCTAGTCCTTGTACACTATTTGTACTGACAACATCATTACCGCCCATGTTTAAGTCACCACTCATGGAGTCTCCGGCAGCATCTACAAAAGTAGCATCTGTGTATGTCTTATTAGTCAGATCATTACCACTGGAAGGAGTAGCAGAGGATGTAACTTTGTTAGCACCCATGTCCAGATTACCGCTCATTGAGTCTCCAGCAGCGTCTACATAACGGGTATCAGCGTATCCTTTATTTACTGCATCATCATCACTATCTGGATCAGCTATGTTCTCAAGCTTCAATCCATCGGCGTTGTAATGTCCAGTTCCTCGTTTCGTCAACGCACCGCCTGTAGCTCCCTCCTCTGCTTCTTGAGCGAGGTAACGGTTGTGTTGGTAGGAGTTATCTAGTTCTGTTTCTGTAAGTACTGATCCGTTAGCAAAGTCAACAATTCCTTCATTAGCTTCACTGTCTCGTAACACTCGTACTTTAACGTTGGAACTCGGAGCTGTAACAAATCTTACGAATGTATTCGGTGATGTTTGAACGGAGTAATCCGTGGTCAACGTCTTGCGTACCCATTGGTTCGTACCACCTGCTCCTTGTCCTTCGTTTACTTCTACGGCAACGTGTGCTGTTTTGATGTACGGAAATGAAAAGTTAAAGTCGGTCGTTGAACCGTTACCTGTATAGTCTACGTAGGTGTTAGCCATGATGATATATATTATTAATTATTGAGAGAGAAGAGCAAGTACATCTTCACGTTGCATACCTCCTTTTAAACCTGCTCTTGCTGCTGTGAGCCTTTTATACTGTTCAGCTAGTTCAGGAAACTCGGTAAGCATTTGTTTTTTAGCTTCTTTTCTAAATCGACTTAGTATGCTATTTATTTTTTGCACACGAGGACTAGGCAGACCGGGTTCAGAAACGGGAGTTAAGCTTTGATAGTTTTTACTTTTTACTAAACGCTTTAAAGCAGAACGCATTGTTTCTCCTCCTACCTTCACACTTTTAAGCAACTCTAACTGCCTATCGTAAGCTGTTTGCCCTTTTTCATTTTCATGCTCAAGCATATTTATTTGTCCGCCTAAGTTCGGTTGTGGTTGCCTGAAAGCATGGTTCAAACTTGCCATTTCTTCTAGCACTGCATCTTCCTTATAAGGAGACATAGCTATTGGATTTATGAAACCTGTACCCATCCACTGCTCGGCTGTGTATTCTTCGCCTAATAAGTTTCTCTTTTTATCTAACCCACTTCTAGCTCCTAACTTTTTAGCGAAAGCATCCCCTATAGTTCTTACTTCAGTTAATGCTTGCGTGTCGTAATCTGACATTTGGGATATAATATTAGGAACAAAAGAAGATAAAAAGTTCTGACCGAATTTAGCCATGTATCTATCCGGGTCACTAAGTGCATCCGTGAAGTTTTGGATACCAGCTAAGTAAGACTTATTAGTAGCGTTTCTTGTTATACTTAATGTTAAAGCCAAGAAAGTCTTCTCTAAACCAGTCTCATTAAACTCTCTAGGTTCATTTAAACCTACTTCTACTAAGTCAGCACCTAATCCCAATAACGTAGATAAAGGATCAAGTCTTTGGTAACTGTAGTAAGTGTCTCCTATTTTTATGCTGTAAGGTCTCCAACCAGTGGCCATCAAAGCTTTCTTTTTCTTTTCATCTGATGGACCGCCTCCTGTAATGTATTCCCTGTTATTAAATATAGTATCTACGAAAACGCCGGATACAAATAAGGATGTCATCATTTTACCTGTAGCTTGAGACCTTCTTATCGGATCGCCGCTTGTTATATCAGCAAGTAATCTTTGTCGTTCTTCTTTTAAAACAAATATTCCCGGTGTCCTTTCAAAAGCATATTTTAAAAGATTAGTGGGAGTACGCACGAAAGGTAGTACCAATCTTAACATAGGTAGTTTATTAGTAGCATCTTGTAGTACTCTACCTAGTGTTTTATCCTGCAGCTCTCTAGTAAATGTTAAGTACTGTGCTTCGTCTTGAGCGTACTGCATTAAAGATGATTTATTTTTATTAAAGTTTTCCTTTATATATTTTAAAACAAACTTATCTTTATCAACGCCTGTAAGGTTACGTTTTACAGCTAACTCAACAGCTTCTCTAGCGAGTCCCTCTTCGGAAGCCATGCGACCACCTTCAGTTACAATACCTTCTAAAGTATTATGTATGTGCTCAGAAAGCTTCTTAGGGTCTTTAATTCCCTGTTGTATACCTGACATAGCGGCCTTTAACCTAGCAGCCCTACGGTAAGCTAGTTGTTTAAAAAACTCATCTGATGTTAATAACAGTCTACCCGGTATCCTTATGAAGTTACCGAAAGCATCTAGCGATTTTTTACTAGTTAATCCCCTTTCGGTTACTATGCCTCCCATACGACTTGATGCGATTCTTTCACCAGTAATAGCACCTTGTGGTCTATCACTAAAAGCTCTAGCTTGAGGGTCTAGTAAATTATCGTTTTGTTTAAAAGCTTTCTTTGCGAAATGAGCTGCCTCAGAAATCATACGTCCATCAGACCAAGAAGCCATAACTGCTTTTACTACACTTAAATTACCAGAGGTAAGACCACCTACAATAGCTTCTAAAGTGGACATTGCTTGCGTAAGACTATTGCCCATTATATTAACCATCTGCGTTTTAGGTCCACTAAGTATAGCGTTCATCCAGTACTCAGTAGGCATATCTAAAAAATGTTTACCCTGTGCTTGCTTGGCTATCTTAAACATAGAAGCAATCATGGAGTCAGGATTATCTTTGTCTATTGTTTCTTTGATTAACTTAACAAGCTTATCTGGGTGCATACCACCAGAAGCATTTATGAATTGATTCCTTAATCCTTCGATTTGTATATCAGATTCACTTAGACCTATCTTTCTAGTACTAAAGTTTTCACGCCTAGCTTGTAATGTTATACCAGTTTCTCTACCGATCTGTCTATATATGTCAGCTACATTTAACAACTGTTGGAAGTTATTTTTAAGTTTAGCTACAGCAGCAGAACCTCCGCCAGCTTTTCCGTATTCCTCTACAGCGTCTGTAAGATTTTCAATAACACCTTTAGCTTGGTCTCTTAAACTCTGTTGTACTACACGGGCTTCAGCTATTTTAGTAGCAGCGTCCTTACCTTGCTGTAGCATTATTTGCTGTTCAATATCTACATCTACTTCTGTAATAGCACCTTCTACAGTTACTTTATCAGGGTTATCTTTGTAGTACTTCTCTAACAACTCTTTAAGAACAACAACATCTTCTCCCGTTTCTAAAGCAAACTGCGGTAGTCTAGGTGTGCCGCCTTTCATTAACTCATCAGCATATCCACGGAACTTCTCAGGGATAGCTTGTAGTACTTCGTCTGCACCTTTCTTGAAGTCGGGCAGGTCAGCAAATAATCTACCCCTCATATCTAAAGGTGATTCTGCTCTCTTAGTCACATTACGCTGTTTAAGGAAGTCGTTAAATATCTTTTGTCTTTGGTCGATGCCTAACTTAGCTTTCAAAGAAGCAAACATATCCTTGAACATGATCGCTACTTCTTGTGCTATTCTTTTAAGTGTACCTGTAGGAGCTAAATCTTTCTCATCTAACTTCTTTAAGAAAGCGTCTGTCATTTCCTCTGCAAAGTATTCGTCTACATCTTTAAACCTGTAGTTAGCGTCTGTGTGTTTACCCTTCAGGAATCTTTCTAGTTCTTTTGGTATTGTCCTCTTGAGTAGCGTGGAAGGGTCAACAGTGTCGTCTAAATCAACACCAAAGCTTCTAATGTAGTCTCTTCTGGCTTTATCAAATTGTTTAGTTAAAGCACTAACATCCGTCTTAGGAAGGTAACGACTAAGTCCATGCCATAACTCGTGGATCATAGTGCGTCGAATACCACCCTCATTTATAACAGATTGTCTTATTTGTAGTAGGTTGTTACCAAAGTTATAACGCCCGGCAGATGGTATCTTGTTAGTGACGGATAACGATACATCACCAAACAGGCGTTGCCCCATAACATCGATGAACTTTTCAACATCAGCCACGTCTTGTGGGTCCGCTCCCTTTATAGGGAACTTCTTCATTAACCTACTTTTTAGAGTGTCAGCACCTTTAGGAATAATATCCATCATCCCTTCTTCTTCGTAGGTCTTAAACGGTCTAGGAGTTCTTTCTATAGTAGCATCAAAGTCTTCTAAAGTTTCGCCTAGTTCTTCGACTCTTTCCTGTAGTTCTCTTTCTTCCGCTACTCTAACCCTATCCTTTACGTCAGCAGTCCTAACATCACCTAACACACGAAGATCAGCTTCTTTACCTTCTATGCGGTTTTCGAGCATAGAGATTCTAGTCTCATCAATACCAGTAGCTTTGCCGTCTTCTTTCTTCTTTAACAATTCATCAAGCTGAGTTTTATCTTGGTCGAGTTCTTTTTGTATAAGGGATATATCTTCCTTGAACTCTGGCATATCAGCAAAAGCTTTACCACCTTCTAGTGTTTCGTCTACAGCTTGTGCTTGTCCGACTGCATCCTTACCTTCTCCTTTAGCTTTACGTCCTTCCTTAATAGCTTTCAGAGATTTAATAAATACACCAGCTACAGCTTCAAGACCTAGACCTTCCAACACATTCTTCATGCGTCCCTCTAGTTCGCCTTCATCTCCATCATACGCTAAGTATTCAGTAACTGGATTCTGTAACTCAGGTACTTGTTGGATAAGATTAGAGAGTCTAGCTTCTTGTCCGTTAAAAAAAGTAAAGTCAGTAGCAGCACCAGCAACAACAGCTTGCGTAGCCTTACCTGCTTTAGCTAATGCACCTGCTCTACCAGCAAGACCAAACAGCGGAACGAATCCTGTAGCAAATTGTGTTATACCTTCTACAGCACCACCAGCCATAGTCTTAGAAGTACCGAGGAAACGTGTATCGTAATCAGGTAGTACATCAAAAGCTAAGTAATCAGCTAAGTTATAAGCACCTTGTACCGCACCTTCTACACCACGAAATGGAGCAGCAAGTACATCTCCCGCATAATCAAAAAAGTCGTTCTCTTGCTCTTCTTCCTCGTTGTTTATATCTTCTATAGCCATAACTAATCAATTATTATAAAATCAGGTAGCGGGTCAAACTGTTGACTTGATTGTTCTCTTGCAAATTCTTCTAGTTCCAAACTAACATCTAACGGTTTATACATATCCGGGAACGGTGTATAGTCTACAATAAACTTTTTACGTCTTTTTTCTTGTAGTCTTATAAACTCATAAACATCAAGGGTAATACCAGCCGCCTCCTTAGCTCTTTTTATTAAGCTTAAACCTTCGTCTGTGTCTTTATTAGCAAGCTGTTCCTCAGAAAGAATAACAACAGTACCAGCGTTTACATTTCCTATTAACTCTTTAGGTTTAAAAGGCACACCAGCGTATGTGTAAGCAACACCTTGATCGTCTACTCTCTCCAATACATCCACAGTAAAAACACCGTCCATTTTAGATGCAAACTGTAAATGCCTTCCTATGGATTCCTCTATACTAGTAGAACCAATACCCAAATATCTATCTTTATCTAAAGCCACTTTAGCTGTTTCATTTGCTAGCTTAGGTGTGTATTCGTCTATATATTCTTTAGCCTTGTTTGACTTCTCGTCGTTCTGGTCTTGAGTTATAAAACTCTGCCATTGCGGTAATAATTTAAGTAACTCATCGGGATCAGCGTCTGGACCGGGTAGCTCTGGTTCGTCGACCTTTTTACCTCCTATAGGCACTCCTTCTTTTTGTTCTATTTCTTCCTGTTCTATATCATCGTAAGCGGTTTTTATTGCTGCTATTATTTTAGGCGTATCTTCTCGTAGTAACTCCCTAGCATATTCAGTGGCTGCTTTACTTGCTTCATCTGTTGGTAACCCCATAAACTCAGAATCCATACGCTGGTCTATTAGTGCTTTTATCTTATCCCCGGTTTCGCTTAAAATACTTTGAATCTCTGGTCTGCTTTTATAAATATCGGGTATGTCTATGTTTACTAGAACATTACTCAAAGCCTGACCTACGCCTCTAGCTGAAGCCTCTGGTGCTTTATCTAAAATCAATTTCTTAGTGTAAGTCTCAGGGTCTCTAAATGTTCCTTGAGTGGATGTTGTTATGTTATCTAGTAGTGTGCCTTTTTGTTCAGGCGAAAGATTAGGGTTTTCAATTACTTTTCTTTTAAAGTACTCATCAAGCTTAAGCTTATCAGTAAAAGTTTCACCGTCGTATTGTAGTGTGCCGTCTAACTTTAGTTTAGTAAGTTGTACTTTGTAGTCTCCGTCTGTATTGTCTACGAACTCTTGACTCTCTTCCTCTCTCCTTTGCTCCGCAGTTTCTCCTGCTTTATCTATTAAAAACTCTAAGTCCTCAAATTCCATGCTAGACATAGATGCAGTGCCGAATTTTAAATTAGATTTAGCCCACAATAACAAACCATCAGCTTGGTCCTCCATATCGTTGGATGCCATTTTCTTTAATAAACTAGTTAATAAACCTCGCTGTTCTTTAGGTGTATAAGCCGACAACTCTTCCCACTGTCTTGTGATATAATCACCCAAACTAATAGTTGATCCATCCTCAAGCGTTTCTACTGGAAACTTAAAATTACCTGCTAGTAGTTGTTCTTGTATATCTAAGTTCTCAGTAAGTGATTCTATCTTATCGTACATACTGGCACCCGCAGCAAACAGTGTTTCTTCCTTAGCTACTTTAGCTTGCTGGAGTTCATGATTAACTACGAGTTCTTTAATGCTGGCGTTAGTAGATTCATTTAAACCCTCTTGAGCAAATAAAGATTGAAGGGCTGGGGTGTTTTCTATGAATTGTTGTCTAACTAAATTTACTCGTTGCTCAGCGTCTTCAGGGTCTCCTTGTGCGGGGTTAAGTAACCTTTGTTGTATTTCACTTACTAAGTCCCTACTAGCTAATTTACCGACCGCCCTAAGCTTCCTCTCCTGATTCAACGGAGAAGTCAACCACCCCATAGTTCCCCGACGTACTTGCTTGTCTAGCTCTTCGTTATTACTTTTCATCATTGCCTGAATTTCTTCAGGGCTTTTACGAGCTAACTCCTCCTCAAACTTCTGTGCTTCTAAATCTGCTAAACCTTTGTATTCCCTAGCACCTTCAACAGCCACGCCTAATCCCCTAGATAGCTGCCCTAAGCGGGTCTGCTCAAATGGGGTTACTTTAGTGGGTACTATCCTTCCCGTTCCTGTTTGTGGTATAGATGGTTGTAATACAGGAATCGCAGCCCTTAATCCTTCAACTTGTTTTCTTGGTGTAGCCATTACGATGCAAACTCTCTGTAAGTTCTAGCTGCTTTAACCCCTGTTTCCATGAGGCTAAGTGCTAAATTGGGACGCTGTACTTGACGATCTAATCTAGCTATTTCTTGTTGTGACCTAAACCCAGCTTCTTCTGTAGCTAGTCCGTATCCAATGTCTCTATATTGTTTCTGCCTAGCAGCAGCTGAACGTACTCGACCGTAATCTGCTATTAATGCTTGTTGTGTGGCTTCCTGTTCAACACCTGCTTCGGCCATAGCGACAACGCCTGTAGCCTCTCTAGCACGCTGTTCCAACGCTAACTGTTCCATTTTAAGTGCTTCAGACTCTTCTTGTTGAGCCTTCTGTAATAACTGGCCAGTCTGTTCTCTGCCTAAACGTTGACGTTCTAATGCGATGTCTCTTGCCTGTGCGGCTTGTTGTGCTTTTGCTTGTTGTTGTTGTCCAAAGAAATTAAGAGCACCCTGAACGGATACTAAAGCTGCCATACCTGCTTGTGCATTACACATATCAATTACTTCCTCTCTAATATAAATGACAGATACCCGTCGAACTGACAATCGTTAAACTCAGCCCCTAACCACTTCAACCATCTATAGCTCAACGTGTTACTCTTCATAACAAAGTTAGTGAGATAATCAAAACCATCTAATAATCCTTCCATACGTTCCTTGGAGTGTTTCATAAAGAACTTTTTAATCTTAGGCAATCGTCGAGTACCTAACAACCAAGCACTTCCGATATTCGTGCCGTTTATCTGAGCCACTCCAAACGAACAGTATAGATTGTTATACTCATCCTTTACACTGTAGCATTTGCTGGATGTAGCGTAAGACATAATAACAGCATCTTTCGGGTGAGTACTAAGTCCGAGTATCTCTAACATATCTTCCTCCCGTAAGTCGTCGTACAGATCAACAGCATCAATATCAGGTTGTGCATCTTCTATCCTAAGCTCCATATCTTCTACTCCTTGACGCTACCATTGATTCAAACTCTGCCGCTAATAACTTAACTGGCAAGGCTGAACTGCTCTTAACTTCAATAGTCGCTTCTTCTGGACGGCATTGCACACCAAATCTAAAGTGTCCACTCTCCGGGGTAAACCGATCAAGAGTAGAGATAGAAGATAACAAAGTCGGATTGTATACATAGCTGTATGTATCTCTGAATCTAGGAGTTACTTCTACAGTGAAGTGTCCGCTATCCGCATATTCAATACTTCCGTTACGAATGTTTTGGAAGGTATAATCAGAAGCTGACTTTCCTCCTCTTTCCGTAGGTTGTTTGAGTGCTTGGTTAGAGAACCTGTACAACATATCGTACGGCTTACCCACTACAAAGTAATCGTCGTCATTGTACAAGAGACCACCGTCAGACCAAGTGGGAGCAGAAGGAACATCAGTAGAAGCTGACCACTTCGCACTAGCACCGGGAGTATCAGAAGCAGATGATGTATGAGTCTCTACACATTTATAGATCGTACCGCTGTGTGTAACATAACTAGCTAAGAAACCATCAATCTCAACAGAGCTACTAGTTAATGCAGTGGCTACACGTTCTGATCCACCCTTGGTAAATACAGTAGTATTATCTGTAGTCGTACTGAATGGTATACCAGTTATGGAGGTCTTATTAGTTTGTGAGTTGTAGAAGACACCCGGTACAGCACCGTCCACTCTGTTATCTAATAACAATGTATATTCTAAACCTACATCAGTCAGGGCATTCTCAACGGGCATCTCTACCAACTGTCGACCATTAAGTATCAAGTATAAAGTACTGTCTATAAAGTCGAACCCTGTAACATTATCGTCAAATGTCCACTTCTGCCAAGCACTCTGTATCTTTTCCTTACCACTCCAGAAGTACTTATATACATACAACGTCTTTAGGTCTGTAGCATTTTGCAACACCACCATAGATTCAGAAGCAGACCCTGCCATGGCTCGTATGTTAGATGGTACGTACTTTGGTACTTGCGATGTAATCTCTTCTGCTTCAAAGACTTCAGTGTTGTTGTCTACAAAGTATTCAAACACTCCTTCGTACTGGCCTCTATTAAATGGGAAGTATATATAACTACCTAGAGCTAATGGAGCGATGCCGTCTGTTATATCGTACTCAGTAACAGGAGATATAGCTACCGTCTTAGGACTTAGTATGTCTGCTCCTCTAAGTACAAACTGTGATTGCTTACTGAATAACACCAACTTCTCTTGGAACGGTAATGCGTGTTGAAGGACAGCTACCTTTGTGTGACTGAGTCCGACATCTATCGGTGCACTGTCTAGTAGTTGCTGCGTGGTAGTACGGAAGAAGTTAAAGTATTCATCTGCTTCACTAAATACAACAGCAGTATCCGTAAGGAATCCTAAACGGTTCTTAAAGAAGAATACATCGTTGATGGTGCTGCCTACAAAGGATGGAAAGGGATTAGTAAAATCATCACCCGCTTGTCTACTACGCCATCCTACTTCATTCGGAGCTTCTACTGTATCAAACTGATCCTCTTCTGGAGATTGGAGCTTGAAGTTTCCATTGGCCAGTCTAACAAGAGTGAGGGGCATCGTCCTGTATTCAAGATTAGTTTCAATAGATTCTAATACTTCCGTCGCACTTTCGTCCTTCTTCCACCCTACAGTTTCTATCCACGACCCTTCTCCAAAATTAGAACTATCCTTTACTTTAAACCTTACGTAGTAATCGTCTTGGTCTATGTCGGCGTCTCCCTTTACTTTTATTGTGAAGTTATTAAAACAACTCTTTGGAAGATCAACAATACTATCCACCTCTTTATACGCTAGACCGAGTCCTTGATTAGCTAAACCATCTTCTACTCTTATCCTAAAGTCTCTATCTCCGGGTCTTACTTTTATAACAGAACCTTCTTGTTCAACTGTAAAAGACGATACGGAACCTACGGTATAAGTAACAGTAGGGTCTGTGGGTAATGTATTATAGAGTTCATCTGGGAACTCGCCCCAAAAACCGGGGTGAGTAACGCTAGTAAAGGTTGTAGTTATAGGGTCTACATTATTGTAACCAGACCCCGGATTAACTATGTTCATAGCCGTCACTTCTCCCGCATCATTATGGTCCGCAAAGCCGTAAGCCGATTGATTGGAACCTTGGTTTACGACAAACATGACTTGAGTATCCACAGCTAGTAGAAGTTTCTCTGCTATTTCTATTACATCTAAAAACCACCCAGCCCCCGGATTCGTTATATTAACACTAGTTATGCCGTTTAAAGAAGCCCCGCTTCCGTACGTCTCCTTTATACTCTCTGCTAAATCTCTAGCTATAAATTCAGTATCTGCGTGTAAACCTTTAGGGCTTGCGTCAGAGGGACCGCTTAGATAAGTAGCTTCTTGAGCACCGTGCTGTACATGGGTCCAATCGTGATGGCTGCTACTTGTATTAGAGTGGCCCGGTAGGGTAGATGCTAAAGGCACTATTACATCATTTATATATACACTGTAAGCTTTCTCGTAGTCTCCTAACTTTACACTTATTAACGCTTCCTTATCAGGAACAGCACTTAACTTGTTAGCGTTCTTCTCGACCACCATGTTCTTATTAACAAGGAATGTATAGTCAGCTACTGTTAAAGCTCGTAGGTCTTTCAGTGGGTCTGTTACTGCTGTACTGGATGATCCGCCTAAGCTGAGATAACTCTGTGCAATAGATGTAGTTTCTACTGGTATATTACTACCTGTATCTAAATCAATAACACCTACACCACCCAACGATACCTGTACACAGTACTTGTTTTGCTCGTCCCTCTTTACGAAGTGTGTGAATAACTTATCGCTATCACTGACCACACTACTATTAAACTCATTTACCCAGCGTGTATTCGGACGCTTTACTAAGCCTTCCACAACAGTTGACCAAGCATTTATTTGTTCGTCACACTGTCCGGGATAACGAAGATTGTCAGGTTGTTGAGATACCCCTTGTGCGAGGTTCGGTACGCTTGTTACTAACAGAGGCATATCTACTATCTATCTAAAACTCTAAGTACGCTGTAGTCATCAAAGATAGTACGATCAGCATTCTCTGAGTCGCTATCAATAGCACGGGCTTTCGCTTCTACTTCCTCTCGTAATGTAAATCCTTCAATCTCACGATTACCGATGAATCGATTAGCGAAAATCCTAGCTGACTTTACCGTGACATAATGTCTGATTTGTTCTGGTAAGTCTTCAAATTCCAATTCAAAAGTTATGATCCCCTTTACGCTACTTGTCCACACCTCAGTATGGTTCTTTCTATCGTAAAGTTTTAATCCACGTTGTACAGGGTCTGTGTCTGTATATAACAAAGGATCGAGGTCAAACTTCAAAGTGTTGTCGGGGAGTGTGATCTTACTGGTATTGCTATCAGGAGTAAGTTCAAAATCATATTCTGTATTGCAGTGCCAACCCTCCGACTGTACGGCTCTGCTTGTTTCATTTAATGTAGATATGGCTTGTATAGCTGTGATCGGTAAACTTGTACCTGTGATCGTATTGACGGGTGATTCTCCGATGACACTAATCATCGTGTTGATAGCTTCCAGTTTCGTCGTCAGTGCCATAGCTTATGTAATGATAAATATATATAAAAATACTCAGTGGAGGGGAGCGGAACGAATCCAGACCTCCCCAACACCGAGAGAAACAATGTTACTTCTGTAACTCGATGCAACACTCAGGACGGAGAACTCCGTGACCCATAGCGTATTTTGCAACGAACAACGTTCCTTGACGCTCAATCTGATATTCAGACTCAGTAGCCAAGTCGAGAAGTTTTACAGTACCAACAGCAGCGGAGTGTCCAACAATACCAAGAGTATTAGTGAAGTTTCCGTTGTATCCTGCTCCATTAGCTCCGAATACATCATTGTTAGATGAACCGTCTCCAGTAGCATCTGCACTGAGATCAGTGGATGGAATGTGGTTGGACTTGTAGATAGTAATACCTGCAACTTGTGGAATTGATCCAGAAGCAATACTTCCTAAACCTCCGACGTCTTTATTGACAGCAGAAGTAGAGATAGCCAATGCACCAGCACCGCCAGTGATTAACTTGTAGTACTCTTGAGGACGAATGACAGCAAAACGACCGTCACTAGGAACGTCATTTTCGTCAAGCTTCTGAGCAGCAGTGAACAAAGCAGCAGTTAATGCTGCACCTGTAGGATCGGAGTTGTCAGCGTCATCAGCTGAGTCAGCACCTGTTCCCATTGCGTTAGCAGAAACATCAAGGATGCCTCCAACTTTACCGCCAGTTACAACAGCCGAAGCACGAGCAGCAGCCAAGAATACTTTAGCAAGAGCAGTATCGAAACGGACGGCAAGAGCTTTACCCAACTCGTTAGCGTATACGCTGCGGATGTCGTAGTGATTCTTTACGTCGTCGATGTTAGCCAAGAAAGTAGAAGCAACAAGCATCTTATCGATGTTGATGATTTGTTCAGCTTTCTTGATGTCGCTGAGGTAGCTGTTTCCACCGTCGGCAATGTTTTCGCCGGGAGTGTGGTACGAAGCGGAAGCGATGCCAGTTACTGGGAACTGTGCAGACTTACCACTTTCGATAGTTCTGATTGTGTGTAGAGGCTTAAATACGTTGCTCTCTTCAAAGGTCTGCAAAATTTCTCCGCTGAACTTTTTAAGAAACAAGGCATCAGTATCGCCAGCCGAATTGACCTGACCTACACGACTTGGGGATGTATCTCCATTTGCCATAATATATGATCTCCTATGTTAATTGTGTGAATGTGTGATTATGATTACCGTTTGACTTTCACTTCGTTCGTCTTCACAGGATTGTCCGCCGCAGCGGGTCGAGGGACTAGTTGTTGCTAGTTGTCGATTAAATTTATTTATTAGTAAAGCGGAAAAATGCTTGACTGTCAACCCCTTCGACCACTCGGACCAAAGTAAAAACCTAAGATACAAGGCAATATTACCGTACATCCCATAAGGCTGATGTGTCCAGAAGAGATGGTGATCGGTGTTTGGTTGGCTTGGAAACTGATGAGTCCGAACAAGAACTCGTTGACACCTTCTCCGTCTGCATTTGTAAAGGTGACGATTTCTGCTTGGGGATAGAGGGTACAGAGGATGATACAAGTACAGAGTGTAGACACCCCGATAATGGCAAGACAACGACGAGTAAAAGAAACAAATTCGCCATTACCTCCTTTAGAGATTTCAGCTTGTAGTCTAAGGAAATTATCGTTTGCACGAGCCTCTCTCGCCATTTCAAGATCATGCTTTTGTGCTTTGGCTTCAAAGACATATCCAAAAACGCCTTTAAGAATCGCCCCCATAGCAGTGCTACCACCGCCCGTAATAAATAACATAAGTAACTCGCCCATCTTTTCATTGTCCTTTCGTCAAATGATTATCCATTTTGATACGCAATCTGTCTAATTCTTTTTCAAGATACCGTATCCGTTCGAACTGTTGATGGTCAGATGTTATAGGTTGGTCTTGCATTTCTAACAGATGATCGAGGTCTGCTTTAGATTGTTCTGCAAACTTCTCGATGTGCATCATCCGTGCTGACAAGTCTCCTAATAACGTACCCTCATGCTGTACACGGCCTAAGCTACTATCCAGTACCATCAGCTTATTCCACACTACAGAGTATCCCCATACACAAGTTCCGACTATAGCTATTACTTTAGCCATGAACGCAAGGTTGGCTTTTACCTGTACGTTATCTCCTAATTCTGTTGCCATGTTCTTAAACATAACGAAAAACCCCTAGCATCAGCAAACCAAAAACTGACACTAGGGGCCTATATACCTAACAATAAGCAATAACAAAACTAAATACTACTTACTTGCAAACGTCTGTCAATCTCTTCGTGGTACGCTTTATCGCCACTCTTATACCGTGGATCAGATTGAGCACGAGCAAGCTCCTGCATAGAACGAAAAGGCATAGTAGATGCACCATTGACTGCTCCCTGTGTGAGTTTAGGTTTAGCTCCTACTTCATTCTGGTAACGAGCATAAAGTCCTTGGACTGCTAACTTAGCTTGCGAAATTGTACCACCCGTGACCGCCTCATCAAAAGCATCGATTTCTTCTTGTGGTAAATTCTCATTCGCCCAAGTTGCCATCTCATCGTAGTTGCCTTGAGCCACGCCTTTGATTTGTCCTTCTTCAGATTGTAACAATGCTTGCTGACCAGCTGCGTAGCTGTCAACTAAATCTCTAGGTAGTCCGGCTTTTTCTAAAGCGTCATAAGTTTCCTCACTAAGTTTGCCGTCGTTTTCAAAGAACTCTTTACTTGCCTCCGCAACCGCTTGGTATGCTTCACTAGTATTCTCTTCAGTTTGTTCTTCTTTGTCCTCAGCTTT